GTGATTAGTGTTGTCCTTTATCACTTTGGCGTTCCCTACGTATCAGGGGGATTTGTTGGCGTAGATGTATTCTTTGTGATTTCTGGTTTTCTTATGACAGGAATCGTGCTTGAGCGCGTAGATCACAAAGGAGTGCTTGATTTCTATATAGCCAGATTTCTGAGGATAGTTCCTGCCTTGTTGGTAGTTGTCATCACCCTGATGGCTTTCGGCATGCTTTCTTTAAGCACAAATGAATATGAGGTACTCAGCAAGAATGCTATAGCTTCATTGCTTTTTTATTCAAATAATTATTATGCTATTCATTCTAGCTACTTCGACCCATCATCTGAATTAAATTTTCTGCTTCACACATGGTCGCTATCAGCAGAGTGGCAATTCTACATTCTGTACCCTTTACTGGTTATTCTAATTAAAAAATTACGACTTCCTGTAGGGTTGTCATTATCAGCGATATTTACCATGTCACTCGCCATTACCCTTATGCGCGTAACGGGAACTCGAGAGGATATCTTCTATTTGCTCCCTACAAGGGCCTGGGAGATGCTGTCAGGAGGTCTTGTTTACATGGCGTCTGTGCGTTACAAAACGCCAGAGTGGATAAAGCATTGTGATGGCTACGGTATAGCGCTCATCGTTGTCGCTGCTACCATCTTACACAGCAACGGGTACTGGCCAAGCTATTCTACTTTTGCTCCTGTTCTGGGGGCTTCTATGGTTATTCTGGCTAATGACCAGAATTCGATATTCACATCAAACAGAGTGGCCCAATGGGCTGGCAAGATATCTTATTCAGTTTATTTATGGCACTGGCCGGTAGTTGTTGCAATGAGGTATTACCAGATCGACTTCAGTGCCATCAATATTTTTATCGGTGTTGTCTCATCATTCGCCCTTGGAGACCTTTCTTACCGAATCATTGAAAGCACACTGAGAAAGAGAGCCAGGTTAATATTTAATATTTCTCTATTTGCTGTCGTCCTGTCGGCCTGCATGTTTGTTATGTTAACAAAAGGCATAAGCTTTAGATTTTCAGATGCTCTGAAGCAGGTTGTTGAGTATCGCATGGATAACTCTTCATGGAGGCCAGATACATGCTTCCTGAATCCAGAACAGGATTACACGGCGTTCTCAAAATGCCAGGACAAAATGACTTCAAAATCATTTGTTGTATGGGGTGACTCGCATGCTGCACATCTCATGCCTGGGTTAAGGTCGGTTTTTGGTAATGACCTAAATATTACTCAGAGAAGCGCGAGTCTTTGCCCTCCTATCATTGGCCTCCAGATAGATGGAAGACCTCACTGCAAGGCTATCAATGATATGGTGGCAAGAGAGATTTCAGATAACAAACCAAACACAGTATTGATGTCTGCATTGTGGTCTGTCTACCCTATGCGTGAATATCTTCCAAGAACGATAAAATTCCTGAAGGGTAGCGGCGTCAAAAACATCATCCTTGTAGGTCCTTTCCCTGTCTGGAAAAAAACTTTGATTGATACTATAGAAGAGACCGGAGTTAATGCCGGGAGGACAGTTCCATGGGGCATGACTGATGAAACCAGAAATCTCAGGGGTAATGATGTCTACCTAAGAGGGTTGGCGAAAGATAACTCGCTTACTTATATTTCACCACTTGATATGATGTGCACGGAGAGTTATTGCAAGGCAATAATCGGGCATAAACACGCTTACCCTGTGCAGTTTGACTTTGCGCACCTTACGCCAGAAGGCTCAAGGTGGTTTATTGAGGAAGTTGAAAAGCAGGTATCAAAATAAATAAGAGGGGCAAATGCCCCTCTTTGTTTTACAAAGCTATATTTTGCTTGAGAGGATCACACCGGTTCATCAAAATCACACTCAGGGCAAATCCAGCACATGAAACCATAGCGCATCCCCTGGTACATCTGAGCACCACAGATAGGACAAAATCTTTTTGAGGATGTATTTGAAGATTGGTCATTATTTGTTGTTGGGGCACTGTTATCTGACATGATTTTCTCCATTAAACTGGATATTTGGCAATAATTGCCGCCCTATCATTTTGAAACTTTAACTTCAAGGCATCAAGTTGAGCCTCAACTATGGTTTTTTTTGGTTGCTCACTGTCGCCATCGTTAACCGAGGCGGCTAGCCATGCCATATTTAATAAATAAGTTTCTTCTTTGTAAGAGTTACTCAACGAGGCCAGTTCTGCTTTTCTCAATTCAGAATTAGGCTGTACAGGAATATCAACCCACGCTGGCATTCCATTTTCATCTCCCCCTCTCACCTTTCCTGAAGGCGGCTCAGAAGTGAATTCATTATACACCTCTGAGCTAACCAAAACCGCATCGCTAGGCCAGGTTCCTGCAAGGTCATAACGCGGCTTTAGGTCATACAGATAAAATGTATTGTTTGACTTGCTGAAGTAAATATCATTATTTTCCATTTCAGAACCCCACCGCAAACCATCTAATTGAACGACCGTTAAAGAAGATACTCCCGCCAGAACTTAAAATACCAACTGTCATGTTTGTGCTTGTAGGTACAATTGCCACTTCGAAAGGAGTCTGGCTATATGTGCCGTCCTCAAAAATCGCAAATGCAGCTATACAACCGTTAGGGAATGCCTGAGGGAAGTTAACCACCAAAAAGTTTCCTGTCCCACCAGGGGCTGTGACCTTGCCTCCCTGCTGGATCATCAGACCAGGTCCATGCGATACAAAGCTTAATGTCGTTCCTGAAAAAGTTAAACCAAGCGTGTTCTGCATAGAGCCAGAATCAGCACTCGAGAGAATGGTCCTTGAAAATGCTGATAAATCAGTTAATGCCATAGAGTCAGGGCCATTAAAATACGGAATCTTATTGGCTGTTCCTGTCAGGGACGCTAAAGCGGTTAATGTTGGATCAAGGGGTTGTAGATTCGTCAAGAGATAATCAATTGTTCCGGCTGTCATCATGTTTGCTGCAATGTCATTTGCAGACCACGCCCGGGCGGTCGTTCCTTCCTGGCCGCGACTGATGGTCATAGTGTCGCCGGAACGTGCTGTGACATGAACGATTTCGGTTATTTGCCCTGTTGCGGCATCAATTAAAGTAAGCTTGAAAAAGCTGGTACCAGATACTGGTGATGGAAACAGTGCGCCCGTTCCGGTATTTACAGTCATTGACGTTGCACTGGAGCTAATTCCTGCTGCCAGCACTGTCTGTGCATTGTTGGCGGCCAAAAGTGTAAGTGCCATTTATCCTCCGGGATTTCGGCAATAAAAAACCCGCACAAGGCGGGCTCTTAGTGTTAATATCAATTAAAAATGAATGAGGATTTCAGAATGAATAGTCTACCGGTGTTTATTGCTAAGTTTCTCTTGTCATCCGTCAGCGCAATAACAATTCTACTTTCGGCTTTTCTGATATTTTTAATTTTCGACATGTGGATTCATGAAGGAATACCACCATTCGAAAACATTAAATTCAGTGTCGCGATTTTTTTTACAATCACTATGCTTCTGGTTATATGCCAGTGCCTTAAGTATTACACTGACATGGCTATAGATCGCCGGGATAACACTACCCGATGATAGTGACGGTAACAGGCTGATAAAATGGCATATGGAGCAATCCACTATCAAAGGCCTGCTTGAAGAGTGAGGCGTACTCGTAATTATCACTCTTTATAAGCAGGCTGTTCTTCTGATTGTAAATTCGTGAGTTGAAAGAAAAGCGATTAAACATGGATGTATCAGTAAGCTTTCTGTATCCCTTTATAATCGATATGCTTGCGCCAGAACCAGAGAAGAGAACAGAAATACTCCACCTCTGGTCATTAACAACATCGACACCGTCAATGCCAGTCAAGAACCTCATGATGCGGCGCTTCAGCCATGGGATGGTGAAGTAGTAACCGTCACCTTTGTAGAAATTCCATGTCATTATGCGTTTGAACAGATCATCAGAGACAACAACCTGCTCAGACTGATTTACCACCTTCCGCACATTGAATGGTAGTTGGTTAAACAGCATGGCATTGTATGGACCATAAACGCTTCGCTTCCCACTTATAAGCACCGGTGGTTTTACGCCATAAATCCCTCTGGCTATCCATTTTAGCTGGTCGCCAGCATTGTACCCGCCGACAAAGATCGGAAGGTTGGCGTTAATCATCCATGAATAAATTTCCTGAGCCATGGTGTTATACGCAGTGACGAACGCCTGAAGATCATCATCGTCGTTATACTGCGTATACAGGTATGATTTAATGATATCTTCCAGCATGTTATATCCCGTCAACAATCACCCCATCTGAGGCGATGTACCAGTAACTGTATGGGTCGCCGCTGATGATATTCGTCCCGGCGTCCACACCTGTGATAACGCCGTTCACAGTCACAATAACATTCAGGGTTGAGATAAGGCTCATATCCAGCGTGCCGTTAATCGCCTGAAGGAATACATCCTTAACGTTATTGATGTTCATCGGGTTTCCAGAAAATATCCCATTCACATAGTTAATCACCGGCTGCGACACAAGGGAGGCGATTGTGGCATCCGTCAGGTAATTCGCGCGTTCTGTCGCCCATTCAAACTTGATAGTCACCAGTTGCTGGAGCGGTACAACAAACGGGATCAGGTAGTTATCTGGCCAGTCGTTTATTGTCACGATGTTATTTCTAAGATTAGGCGTGACCACCCCGCCACCGGTCCAGGTGCCTGAGGAAGTGGTGTTAATGCCTATAGAGAAAGTGTGTGGGCTCAACACGGTGACGGTAAGAGGCACGTTATTGATGCCGCTCATTCCGGTGACGCCGGTGATGTTGATAAGCTGCCCTGTGCTGAATCCGTGAGTGATGTCAGTCGTTACAACGCCAGGGTTAGCATTTGTAATTCCCGTGACATTCAGGTCTGTGCCTTTAAGTCTGCTGATATCGCCAGCTGACTTATAAATGGCCCCGGCCATTTCATAGATATCGCCACCACCGCACATCACAATCCATGCATTGCCGCTCTGAACCACGGAAACCAGCCTGGCCTGAACATTGCTCAGGTCGGTTAGCTTCTGACGGATAAAGCCAGGATAACCCTGAACAGTTGACATCTGACCTTCCCAGACGCGCTCGCGAAACTCGTAGTTAGTTTCTGGCGCCCCGCCAGGCGTACCGGCAACAGGGTTGGTACAGGTCAAGGTAATATCCGACGGCAGACTGGTCAGTATCTGGTTAACAGATCCTGCGGGTACAGCCCACGACCCGGTATTTGTCGCAACACCAGTTACCATCGAGCTGACACCTGATGACAAAATTATTGTAGCGTCGGCGATCTGATAGGTATAGGTGCCATCACTGACCAGAAACCCCTGGGGTATTACGAATCCAGCCGGTCCCGAGAAGGTCACTGGAACTGTGGTTGACCCTTCAGTTTTTTGCGGGCTGATACCTGACTGCTGAGCCAGGAGGTTCAGCATGTACATATTCGCTTTAAGCGGGCCAACAGAGTTTATGAGGTCGACGCGGATCTGATCGGCAATGAGCAGCGCGCCAACGTCGGTACCGACTATATCCTCAATCAGCGAGCCCGGGAGGTCCGTAGTAATACCGGGTGATAACTCAGTGGCTCTGGAAACCAAATCTGCGCGCAGTTCTTCGGATGTTTTCGGCACTGGCCCGGCTGCGTCATAGCTTACGGACAAATCACTCATACGTTCACCGTTGTGATAATTTTAGAACCGGCGTTCGTTATCGCCGAAATGTTGTATACGGGCGGGTCATCACTCACCAGGGCGATCTGCAGCGATGAGAAATACTGGCTAAATTGCCGCTGAAGCCTGTCAACATAGTAGGTTGGCAGCACCTGCTGAATGACCGAGCTCTGCGCCGGAATGCCATTATTTGCAAAAAATGGTGACTCCTGCGGAGCCAGCTTCAGATTCTGGATCAGCGTCGTAAGATAAATGGAGTCGTTGAAGCCATTTTCATCCGGCACCACCAGCACCCACTTGCCATTTGCATCTCTCCCGTAGGTTCTCATTGCGTGATGTTCCCGTTGAAAGTGGTGGTTGGGCCGCCGGTGTTTGAACCGCCATTACCGTTCGAATGCTGATGAGAATTCACCCATGCAACCAGAGCGGCCCAGCCAGTATGCATAATCGCCGGGCTGGTGCTGGCGGTTGAGTCCTGCAACTTCCCGGAAGTCCCCGTGATGCTCCACATACCCTGTGTTAGGGTTAGCACCGTGCTGCCGACTGTCACCTTAAACAAATCTACTGCCGCAATCGTCACGCTGTCAGGCGTTAACAGAAACGTCGTGTTGCTTCCCTGATCCCGGATGGTTACGCCCTCGGGCCCGTAGATGGTGACAACGTTCCCGTCGACAGCCTCCCATTCCGTATTGCTGATCGGCAGGTACACCAGGGCGCTCAGGTTGGCGGGAGGGGTTAGGTCAGCAACCCCCCCGCCTTGACCGCTGACGCCGCCGAGGTAAGTGTCGGCAGGGATGACAATGCCTTTATCCCCTGGCTGCATCGGATAGCGGATGTACTGCGGGCCGAAGAGTGGGATGGTGACATTAGGGAAAACGTATGGCGTGTCATGCAACTCGAAAGACACGGTGACCATGTTTCCCTGCTGCTCAACAATGCTGGCCGGCAGGATTTTACCAGCCGCCTGGAAAGCCTCATTAAACTTCTGCTCGGCGAACCTGTTCATGTTCCGTCCGAAATTAAGCTTCTGGTCGACACTCATTTTGTCTTAACCGCCTCCGCCGGGTATGCCTCAATCACAGTGATCCACGCCTCAGCTGTTGGCTGCCTGCTGTTACCCAGCAACCTCACCGATTGCACTACAAATTCACCGTTAAAGGCTGAGTCATCGCGAAACTGCGAGTAAGAGGATGCCTGAATCATCGGCCTGGCCTTTTCCGGCATCAGGATGTGGTCGCCAGTCTGCAGGTCTGCGCGCATGACGCAGACGACACTGACAACGCCGAAACTGATCCATGTTGGCTGGCCGATCAGGTCATTGAATTTTATCTGGACAGGATTTTTACTCCTTTCCGTCGCGCTGATTTTCGATCCCTGATCTGGATGGTTAGCGTAATCGTTATCCCACACCCGGATTTCGTTGCCGTTGACAACGGCAATTTCCACGCCCGTATAGCCTGGGTCTTTGATGCGGGACAGCGAAAACGCCCGCAGGTTTTTTGCCAGCTCAGCGAGGGAGCCGCAAAACATGGGGCGATCGTAATTCAGCGTCAGCCTGTCACTGATGCTTATGTTCGGCGTAAAACCTCCCATCGTCATGACACATTGCGTCAGCGCTACGGAGAGTTTCTGCCCCATGGACCATGGCATGGTGAGCTGCAGAGGAACCATTTGCCCGCGGGTCGTGGTGTTAACCGGTCCTGCGACAATGATGAAGTCAAGCCGTAACTCTGTACCCTGCCAGTTGCCGAACACCTGGAAAATGGTCCCATCAATGGCAAGCTTTTTATCCCATACGCCCGCAAGCGGCAATCCTTTCGACATCCCGGCAAAGATCTGAATTCGCTTACCGTAAAGGTTCTGTCTGGCCTGCTGCATGTCTTTAGGGCCGATACCCCATACAGTGAGATGGGTTTCCCCTGCTGGCGTGGATTCACCAAAGCGCATGATGTCGAATTCCACCATCAGCGCGCCGGGGTTATAGACTCCATTCTTCAGGCTGGAATATTGCTGGATTAAGGTGTCGCCATCAAAAATGTTAATTTCGTAGTAGCGCATCAGCTCGTTACCTCAATCTGCCCGTTCTTTTCACGCCAGATCATGGTCGTCGATGTGAACACACCATTCAGAAGGTTTATCCCCCCGTCTGATGTCGAGCCCACAACAGCAGTATTCAGAACCGGGTTACCAGCGCTGTTAGTGATCAGCAAGTACCAGCGCTGCGCGGCGATGTTCCACTTCATCTGGCAGGTGTACACCGTCCCGTCGAGAACCGGCGCGAACGTCATACTCTTCCTTTCAAGCCCGGTAAACGGGTAATTGACAGTGCTCATATGCCAAATACCCCCTGCAGCTTGCCAATCACGCCTGTCACCGCTTCAGTAACCGATCCACCGAGTGATGTGTTGCCAAGAGCACTGACGGTATTTGTCCATGCGCTGCTGTTGTTCTGGTCACCGCCATCAATTTTGCTGAGGAAACTGTTTACGGCCTGGTCAGCTGCGGTTTCGGTAATAAGAGGTTGCTCGAAATCCCATAGCCAGGAGCGTTGAGGAAGCGGATCATTACCGGTAGAGCTGTCCTTAACCGTTTTCAGAATGCAGTTGTTGTATATCAGTGAAGGCGTGGCCACGATGTAAGTGCCGCCCAGGTTAGCATGCGCCTGCAGCACGGCCTGAAGCGCGCTCAGTGTTACAAGTTTGGTCATGGCACCGGTATTCTCGTTCACCGGCGCGTCCATCATCAGGCTGACCCTCAACGGCTGCGCCAGAAGCGCGTTGGCCGCGACGGTCTGGTTAGCGAATGGGTATTTAGCAATGTCGTAGTCGACCATTGTCGAGCCCAGAACAGGCCGCCAGTGACAGAAATATTTATCCAGATCGGTAAGGTTGATTGCCCCACCAATCAGCCCGGTCACAAAGCTGGCGCTCTGGGTGAGCGCCACTATGGGCAGCATGCCGCCGGGGATAGCCTCCGCAACTCCATTGCAGAGGATAACCGGTGAGATTTCAAAGCCAAGCCGGTAGAGTTCGCGAGTAAATGCCATTATCCAGTCACTCCAAGCTGTGATGATGAAACGATGGCATTGCCGCCTGTGTTGTTGAATATCTGGATAACCGCGCCCTCGCTAACCCGATTCCCGGCGCCCTCTTTCGTGGACATGGCGGAAATGAGTTTTGCCAGAATTGCAGGGTCGTTGAGATTCAGCCTGTCGTTAGCGCCAAGGCCGGTCGTTTTAACGACGTGGCGGATATACTCCTCTGTGTCGTTCTCGTTCGACGGGGCCCATTTTTTCGCTATATCGCTGACAGTATTAATGCCGCGGGTTCCATAAATTTGCAGTTGTTTAGCCGACGCCAGCACGCCCTCATCGAGTGTAGGGAAGACCGCAAATTTCCCGCTCTGCGTGTTGTGCGTCCCGTACCCCTCTGCCCAGCGCAGATTGGTCGGGTTGTTGAACCGGTCGGCGATCGTCCTGCCCTTCGCTGAGACATCAGCAGGGGTTGGGTCTACAGGCTTAACATCGCCACTGGAGAAGAAGCGCTTAACGCCCTTCAGCCATCCCCACACCCTGGGGTCATCTTCAGATCCAGGCGTGTAAGTCTGCCCTGTCTTCGGGTCCGTAACTTTCTTGTTACTCAGTATTGAGGATCCGGAAGTCACCTCCGATACGGAGATGTCGGTTTTACCCACAACCCAGTCGTAAACCTTACCGATGAGCGCCCCAATTTTTTCGATGCCAGCCATGAAGCTGTCAACGTCTTTGGTGAACTCTGGCGATGCAAGGTATTTCCCGAAGCGCTCAATGCCTCCCGCCAGTCCGTCAATCCACTTACCGAGTTCTGGCGACTGCAGCACCGTATCAATGGCACCAGCCAGCGCGTCAGAAAGCTTGCTCAGCTGCGGTGTGAGCGGACCAAGCCCGCGCACAAACGTGTTACGGATGCTCTGCCCGCTGTAATCCAGCTGGACGTTGAAATCCTGCCACTGACGTGCCTGCTGATCGGTGATCTGCAGTAACTTCGCATCCTTCTGCGCCCGCCGTTCCATCGCATCGATTTCTTCATCGCTCATGTTTTTAAAGCGATTCAGGTCATCAAGGCTGAAGAAGTTCGTCAGGCCGTAGGCGTTGGCTCCCTGGAGGGTGCTGCCGTTTTTGACAAAGATGTCTCGAGCATTGCGAATCAGCTGCGGAAGAAGTTTGGCCGGGTCCTGGTCAGGGTTGTTAATGCCCATAGCCTGGAACTGCCAGCGCTTTGACAGATCCATCTGGCTGTCACGGATAGCCCCCAGCGTTGCTGTCGGGTTGCCGAGCGCTTTCTGGTAGTTAATTGCTGTGGAGTCCAGCGCGCCGATGCTCGTACCGATCCCGAGAGAGGTGAATCGCTGAGACCCGGTCGTGGCTGCCAGCCGGTTAAGCCCGAAAAGACCGCCCACACCCAGCACGCCGGTGAACAGGCCGACGATACCACCCCATGACAGCAGGCTTGTGGTTGCATCTCTGATGTGCCCGGCCAGCGATTTCGCGTCCTTCGTGGCGTCACTCAAAAACCCCTTTGATGAACGAGTTTTCTTGTTGAAGTCTTCCTGACTTTTATTCGCACGGTCGAGGCTGTCGGTAAGCCGCTCAAGTCCGCTGTTTATCGACAGAATCGCGCTTGCCCCCTCAGAAAAAGCTTTAGCCAGTAGGTCGCCCTCTGTTTTCGCTTTCGCCGTCTCTTTGGTGGCATCAGTGGCGCCATGCGCCAGCCCGCGCCATGCTTCAGGAAGGTCCTCAAGTGCAGCCTGATATTCTTTAAACTTCTCCATCAAAGCGACAAACTTGTCGTCATTTACGTCAATATCGACAATAGACTTAGCCACCATTGAAGGAACCCCTGTCTTTTAGCGCGGAAATGATGTAACGCTGGCGGTACTGCGCCGGGCTGGCGAACTCTTCGCCGGTGATTTCCCTGATTACCCGCCAGAATCCCTCATTCGACGCCCAGTCTAGGAGGGTATATGCGACGTTTCCGGCTGGGCACTCTGGGTCTGGGTATCGGTAGGAGGATTCGACGTCTGCAAGGAATCGCGGAACGCCGTAACGCTCGATAATACGAGTTGCCCACCGAACATGCCGATCACTGAGCCCACCGTCGGGGCGATCAGATGTGCTTTCTGAATGGCAGAGGAAACCATAAAAAAAACCACCTCACCTTCAACTTCGCGGTATTCGTCAGGGGAGATAATCCCCTGCTTCATCGCGGCGTCGAATGATGTTGTTTTCCAGGTTCCTCCGTCATTCCAGACCACAGATGTAAGGCGCTGGATCTCGTCAACGATGGTTGGAGCCTGCTGGTTATCTTCGCCCCTCAGTTCCTGTTCGCGCTGGAGCTTTTTACGGAGCATCATCGCGGCTACACGCGCCGCGCCCAGGCCGCCCACCTGTGAGATGAAGTTGGTGAACAGGTTGCCTAGCAGCAGGCAGTGCTCTTCCACCACCTCATAGGGGAACGGGGTCACATGCAGGTACACGATTGACCCGTCTTCCCGGGTGATGTTTGTTACCAGGTTGAGCTTTTTGTCAATTTTCACAATCAGACCCACATGTTGTCGTTAGCCAGGATGTAGCCGCTGATGGTCACCACGTACCCGGCATCCATACCGGTAAAAGGCAGTTCGTTGAAGTTCACCAGGTAAGCGTTAAGCACGGTGAAATTGCTGAGCGTGTTCGCATCCGGGGTGATCACCACCTCGCCCAGCGCCGTATCGGTGGCGAAGCGGTTTTTGTAGCTGTCGCTCAGGCCCTGGGTGCGCAGCAGATGGACGGTGACGGTTACCTGCTGATATGGCGCCTGGCTGCCTACGGTGCCGGTCAGCGTCGGGATAATGTCCGTCGCCGGGCCATCAGGACGCATGCTGATGGCGTCCTTGCCAAGGTAAGAGGCGGTGATGTTCAGCGCCGGAACGTCAGTTACTGACACCGCGCCGCGTACACGATTGAGGAATCCCTGCGGTACTAATGGGTTTGCCATTTTTTACGCCCCTACAAAGTTGGTTACGTTCACGTTAAACGTGATGGATTCGAAGCCGCGGCGCGGCGTCATTACGGCGCTCAGGCCAGCGTATTTGCCAGCGGCGTAATCGGACGGATTCAGGCTGGTGTAATTCGCGAACGGCACGGCGTTGATCACCGCGTTGCCGGCATACGTGCCTTTTTCGTATTCGGTGTTGAAATCCTGCTGAGTCAGACCGGTACCAATCACGCGACCCAGGATCAGGCCGTAACTGATGCCGTTGCGCAGCGTCTTCAGCGCGCGTCGCTGCAGGCGGTCGATACCGTTCTGCTCGTAGTACAGCGGGTTAACGGTGGTGTTTGACCCGTTGATGATTTCGTTGGCCAGATCCAGCTCGAGGTTGATTGCAGTCCACGCCACTGAATACCAGTAGTTGAACGGATTGCCGTCCAGCATGTGGCCTGCCACCAGCATTTTGTTGCTCAACCCACCTTCCGCAGCGGTGCCGACGTAGTTGATGCTGTTGTCCTGGAGCTGTTTAAGCAGCGTGCCATTGCCTTCTACCGGGTACTCGGTTACGCCATAACCAAAGCGGTAAGCCATCGGCGGCACCATGTTTGACGAGCCAGGGTCGTTTGCCAGAGAGGACTGGAACGGGAACGCCATGGAAAACTCACCGGCGGGGATGTTTGGCGATTCCACGCCTGCACACACAGATTTGTTCTTGGTGGCGACCCAGTCCGGATAAGTGGCTGTCGTAGTGGTGATGAAGAAATAAACCAGTGACGCCGGGCTGGTATACAGGCCAGTCAGGGTTTTAAACGTCGTCTCACCGTCCCACTCGCGCGGAACCAGATACGAGAAGAATTTCTGGTAAGTGTTACCCAGAGAGATATCCTCATCGATGAAGTCGGCCAGTGCAGCCACAGCAGCAGCGACGGACACATCACCCAGCTCCAGCACGTAGACCGCACGGGTTGTGCCCTGCGCCCAGAACGTGGTGTTCATCTCGATGATTTCGTTTGCTGCTACGGTTTTCACCGTACCCATAACTGTTGCCGTGCCCGGGTCTGTTGCCAGTGGGTAAGTGAAGGCGGTAGAAGTGGTCACAGTGGCTGTTACGGCGCGGTTATACGATGCCGGGGTAACGCCAGAGACAACCAGCGGGATAGTATCGCCAACGTTCCATCCATGCGCCGCCGAGAGGGTCACCGTAACCACGCCAGTTGCCCAGGTGATCGTTGAAATGGTTTTTGCTGGTGAGGTAATGGCCTTCAGATCGTCTTTGGTCGTCAGGAGCTGATACTCACCTGCTGCCAGGGTTGTTCCGCCCATTGAGATCATCGCGCCGGATTTAAGCAGCTGAGAGGGCTTCGGTGGGTTGGTCACCGAGACGTTAATGTTAACAATTGCCATTTATTTATTTCTCCGGGTAAATGGACGGAATCGCTGACGTGATCAGCTTGCGCGCGACGTTCCGCATGCGCTGCTGGTAATAGTTGACTTTGAACTTGATGGTTTTTCTCATGGCGATGATGTTCAGCTCGTTCTGCGTGACGCGCTCGTCCTGAACGACAGGGATATTCATCACGCCCATTTCCGCGTCATCGCCGAGCGTGTACTGCTGCACGTACCTCAGGAAATCTTCAACCCCGGCATTACGCAGGCCAGTGATGGATATCGTCACATCCTCGGAAACCAGTTGATACTGGTTCTGCTGCTCATCGAGGTAAAAGCTCCCGGCAATCGGCGCAGTGTTGCTGCACTTCACCGTTGCATACGGCGGAGACAGATTCTGTGTCGACAGCATGGCCGGGAACATCGGCATGTACTGGCTCAGCGCCAGCCATACCGGCAATGAGCTCGAAACCACAACGTCCGACAGGTCGATATCGTCGGCAGAGTTGATGATCTGCGATCTCATGTAGGGGAATATGGCCTCCCCTGTGTAGTGATAGAGATTGGCCGGTTCGTTCAGCCCGGTACGCCGGGAGAAGGAAAACTGGAGGCCAAAGAACTCGCCGATATACAGGACGTCAGAACCGATATCGTTGAACGGGTCGATGTCCGCCTGAGCGGTAAACGTCACGACGTTCCGGTCGTAAAGCTGTTCATCGTCCTGGATGGTTTCGGTCGTCAGGTGCAGATAGCCCTTAACGTTCACCGTATCGGGCTCGCTGCTCGGGTCGTCCGACAGAACAGACGCTTTCACCCAGAAGACGAAACCATCGAGGGGCAGCACCTTGCGGATATACTTCGTGAACGTGACCACCTGAAAGCGGCTCAGGTCATCAAGACCCTGCGTCAGCGTGGCGTTAAGCTCGGTTTTTGCAGTTTGCTGCAACTCATCCAGGGAAGGCATTTAGCACCCCGCTCACCCAGGCGCGCATCGCGGCCTGATAGGTTCCGGTATCGATGAATGACGGGCGCGGAGGCCCCTTTTTGTTCTTGAATCGCCGGGATATACCCTCCAGCGCGCGGCGCGTAGGCACGCCCGGCAATCCGTTCATTTCGGTGTTGTCGAGGAAGGCGACAAATAGGTCATGGATCCGTGACATCGACTCTGCCAGAGGGTCTTTCGCTGGCGGCGCGCCGGCCATCATATTCTCAAGCGACGCTGCCAGGTCGTTCGCCATCAGGTCAGCGATGTCGTTGCTGTACCTGTCGAAAAACGTCTGCATGATCTGGTACTTTTCCTCCAGATACTCGGCGACGTCTCCGGTTGTGGTGTTCTCATCCTCATACGGGACATCAATCACCCCCAGGTGGAAGGTGATCATGACAGCCCCCACAGGCTGCCGAACTGCTGGGCAATCATCAGGTACCGTCGGCCCCATGGGTCCTGCAGCATCTGCAGGTCAGCCAGTGACAGGTCTTTGAAGAAGTCCGGCACCAGGCGCTGAGCGCTGGTTGAGTTATCTCCTGCACCAGTAATCACGCCAGCCTTGAAATCGTTCAGGCCATACGTTTTCCTGAACTCGGCGAATACCGATTCCGTGCCATAGTTGACCAGGAAAGACGCGCCCAGGTTGTACACGGCAACGGTGTACAAGTTCGGCGTGACGCACGCGATATCAGGGTTTACCCACTCAACCGCGCCGCCATACGCCAGAGTGAAAGACGGCGAGTCGTCGGGAACCTGCGCGGCGGTCACGCCCATGTCAGTTCGAACGAATTCGATGAATCCCGACAGGCTCGTTGTCATTTTTTCTTGCTCCCGGATTTTTCAGTAACAATTGTTTCGTTAACCGTTGGGGTGTCTTCGCTGTCTTCGCGGCCTTTCGCCTGCTCAGCGCTGACTTCCATCTCGCCGGAATAGCCGGTACCGCTTTCGCGCAGAGAACTATCCAGAGCCGCTACGGATGCCTGGCGACGGCCGTGGGCGCCACGGGTCAGGTGAATATCGTTATCGCGGATTGCTTTTTCGATTACCGACGCTGATACAGGCTTGTTCAGGCTGTAGCACAGGCCGACAAACGCCTGGCTCTGGTCGATTTTTGTCGAGTCAACCAGACCATAAACCTGATGGTGCTGCACCACCGCTTCAATCTCTTCAGTTGTGCCATCCAGTACCATCATCTGGTCGCCGTGGTTAATCGGTATCTGAATAAGGCGGCCGGTCTCCAGTTTGCGATAGGCGAAAATCTGGCGCTGCTTGGTGGTGTTAGCGATATAGAGTTTCATTGGTTACCCTCGTAAAAAAGCCCCTGCTGAGTCTCCCCGGCAGAGGCTTAACCACTTCAAAGAATGGATCAGGCGCTGTACGCCATGGACAGGATGGTGATTGCTTCCGGACGAACTGCCCAGCCTGCGGTAGAACGCATTTCGGACAGAACATCGATGGCACCACCAGCGATCGGCGTCGGAATCTCACGCGGCGCGGCCATGTCGGTAAACATCAGCGCGTTCGCGGCAAGAGACGGGGTCAGCTTGGCGAATTCGTTGGTGTTCACAGTCGAGTTGACCATTGGAACTTCGACCTCAGGGATGGTGATTACCACCGCGTCGGTACCGCCAGCGCCAGCGCCGATCAGGGTATCGTCATACACCCAGTCAACCTGGACGTTTGCACCTTTCAGCACTTCTTTCACTGTGCCGCCGACGGTGTCAGTACCACCACCAGGGCGCTGGTAAGAAGTCAGCTGAACGATCTGCTGAATCTCCATGGCGCCGAGGACGCGCTGCGGCCCCAGGATAACGACGCGCTGCTGGCGGCCCAGCTGCATGGTGCGAGTCAGTGCGGCCTGTACGTGGCCAAGCAGATATACCGCCATCTGGCCGTGGTCATAGGTCAGCACAGTGGTGTTATTGTTGCTGTCCGGAGGCAGAGACTCAGTAGTCGCGCCAGCGGTGTTCAGAAGGCCTTCACCGCCGGCAGGGTTCACACCGTACAGCAGAGCAGAGCGCAGCTGCTGGAAAATGCCCTGACGCATACCCAGACGCTGAGCTTCCGGCAGTGCAAAGTTCCAGTTACCGGCAGCGGCCATATCATGGTGATCGTAGATACCACGGCAGCGGAACAGGTAGGTTGGGGTTGAAATCATCTTCGCATCCAGCGCCACGCTCGGCAGCTGGTTACCGTTACCGGACTGGCTGGAAGTGGTCTGGGTGCGGATGTCCAGACGGCGCATGTAGACATACTGGTCGCCTACGCCGAGACGGACTTGCGGGTTACCGCTGGCGATGGTTTCAAACGCACCTGATGCCTGCTGGTAACCAATGATCATCTCCGGCGCGATATACGACGGATTGACGATGGTGTAGCTGGGGGTAATTGCAGCCATTTAATTCAACTCCCGATTAAAGTAAGACCAGCGCGCAGCTGTCGGTGTTATTCCAGGTCAGGAAACCAGTCGCGCTGTCATAGCTGACAGTCTTGGAGTTGCCTGATTCGATGGCGAGCACTTTTACCGGCAGCGTGATGTCGGAAAGCGTAACTGCGCCGATGGTGCCCTGCGTGGTTGCAGCGCCGCCTGGTGCAGTTGCCGGGGCGTAGGTGAAGGTTGTTGAGCTTGGAACAGACAGCACTACCACAGTGCCGTTGTACGCCGCAGGAGCGACGCCGCTGATTTTCACGTATTGTCCAGCAGTAAGGCCGTGTGCCGATGCGGCGGTGGCCGTAGCCACGCCAGAGGCATAGGTCACAGCGGTTGTCGCGATGTCAGCACCAGAGAAACCGGCCGCCGCCGCGGTGGTGATCTGGTTGTTCACAAAATCCCATGCCAGCGGAGTTTTCACTGACGCGCCGGAGGTACCCAGCGCGACAACCTGCGCAGAAGCTTTCAGCGGCACGCGCATGTTAGAGCCCAGGCGGTAGTACGAAACGCTCATGCCTGATGCGTACAGCGGAACCGGTGACTGAGGCGTGGTCAGGCCGTTGTGAGCCTGATTGAAGACGGTGAAACCTTCCAGTTCGGCAACAGACACAGCGCGACGGATGATTGAGCCGCGCGGACTTGAGCTGGTACCAGGCAGAAGCTCAGCAACCGGCAGACCGCCCCACAGTGGTTTGGTTTCCGTTGCCGCCACGGTGCCCGCCGCCAGATTGAAGCGGTTAGCTGGGTCATCGAGCGCCACACCCTGAATATAACCGTCGGACTGCACGCCGAAGGAACCCAGCGCGTTCGTGGTTGCCATCGGGTTAAGAGATAAGTTAGCCATGCTTGAGAGCTCCCGTTAAGCCTGGTTGTTGAAACTGGTGACCTGACGCTTGCCGGACTGGAACGGAGCCCAGGTGGCAGCAGGATCGCCTTCGAAGGTGCTGATCTGGCGACCGGTCGCATCAGCGCGTTTAATTTCGCGCAGCATGCCAGGTCCAACAGACAGGCTTGCCGATTTCTGCGCGTCGGCGTAAATCGTCTTCTCTGCCACGCTCAGCAGGGCTGAGTCAGCGATGGAGGACAGGTCGACGGATTTGAAGTCAGGCGAATGCTCCTGCAGCTGGATCATCAGGCGGCGGCGATATGCCAGCGGCTTTTCACCAGACAGCGGCACCGGCGCGCGCTTGCCAAAGCAAGAGAACACGCTATCGGCCTTCACCTGTGCATCGGCGACTTCGTTACGCTCTTCATCGCTCAACTCGGTTGGGATGCGGGAGCGCAGGTCGGCGATTTCCTGGCGCAGCTGAGAATCAGCCTTTTCTTTCGCCATACGTTCTGCCTCTTCGGCGTCGGCCTTCTCTTTGGCTTCGGCGTCTGCTTTTTCCTTCGCGGCTTTCTCTTCCGCGTCAGCTTTGGCTTTCGCCTCTTCGGCCTCTTTAGCCTCTGCATCAGCCTTTTCTTTCTTGGCTGCTTCTTCGGCATCGGCCTTGGCTTTACGGTCTGCTTCTTCTGAGTCAGCCTTAGCCATGCGTGCGTCAATCGCCTTATTGATTAGCGCTACGATTTTTTCCTCGTCCATCTTTTCAGCCTCGTTTGGAATGGAATCAGATTTAACACCAGTAGGGGCAAGGAGCTTGTCCCATACGCCCTGTTCACAAATTGCAACGTGGTCGAGCAATACCGGGGAACCTTCCACCAATAGAGGCTGACCGTCGATTTTGATGATTGAGTCCTGCATTTCGCTATACGTGACGGTTGGCGAAGTACTCAGCTGCCGTGTCGCCATAATTTCGGCGGCTTCAGCGTCGTACACCCGGGCAATGGCCCAGACCTCGCCATTATCTGCAACCCAACTGTTCGTCAGGGTGCCGATAACACGCTTCGCAAATTCATCGCTATCGAGCTTGTTTTTCTCCGGGTGCAGCCAGATAAGCGGTACACCGGCAACTCGCTGGAGAAACTCTGGGATGAGATAGTCGTCCGGGTTACGAAAGGCCATCTGTTGATCTGCAGAGCGCCAGGTAACCCCTGTTCCGGTTACCCGGATGGCGAACATCCACATGTTGATAAAGAATTGCGGGCTGCTTAGCGTCCCGTCAGCGATGAGCGCGGCCACCTCGGTTTCATTGAGCGCCTGCTGCACCAGCATCTCAGCGAAGGGCTGATGAAGCGGTTTGGGCAGATCGTCAATGTGGAACCATCCGGCGGCCAGCGATTCGTCGTTAAGCTTCGCCTCGAACCTCTCCGGCACCTCGGCGCGAAACGTCAGGTAATCGCCATAAACGCTGTGCGGAGTTAGCGGGCCATCGTACTGATAACCCACTTCTTCCAGCACCTCGCGGCGAGCTGCATCAATAGCCAGCTCGCCCGGCTCTACCGTGCCGCCAGGCGGGCACCACGTACCATCATCCGAACGCTGGATAAGGAAGACGAACTTACCCTGACGGAACATTATCCCGCTGCCAAAAATAGCCACGTTTTAATGCTCCTATGCTGCTTTCTTCATCGACTCCATGAGCTTCTGCCCCTTCTGGGTCAGCATGTATTCAGGAATGCTTCGGAGGTTGTAGATGTAGGTCACGTAGCACTGACAAAAAACCTCTTCGCCAGGCTGAGTGATTTCGTCGAGGTAGCCGGCGGGACCGGCTTTCACGTACCCGTTTTTCTGCGCCAAGTTTCCGCGAATCAGGTAATACATCTGATCGCGTTCCTTGTGGTCTTCCCGGAAGTCATAACCCGGCCGCCGCCAGTGGCTGTGCCATATCGCCGCAATCGCGTTGTTGCTCGTTGCGATCACGTTGTCGATATTGGCTATCAGTTTATGGTTCTGGTCGATCATCACCCGGCGCGCTTCATAGCCCACCTTCTCTGCGGCCTTCTGAATGTGGTCCGCCGTCTCCCGCATCGTTCCCTGAATACCGGTCAGCGCAATGCTGTCGGCTGAGGGAATGCTACTGGCCCAGCCGCTAAACCGCGACAACGTGGTGTCGACGGCTTTTTTGCGGTTGAGCTGGATAAGGTCGGCACTGGCGAGGATCCGCCTGTCTAGTTCCGTCCGCAGCTTCGGCTCAAGGTAGTTGAGCGTAAAACGGGATATGCCCTGGTGGCGCTTCAGCGCGCCAGCTCGCCCCACCTGCAGGTCGTATGCTTTCGTCAGGTTGCGGGTGACCATCGCCATGTAGTCATCGGCAGTTTCGCTTTCGGCGGCCTGGCGGATAATCGCCTGCCAGCGCTCCAGCTCTTCCCGGGATGAGTAGCCGTTGCGGAGAAAGAACTTCACCGCATCTCTCACTGTTCTGGTGAAAGTGTTCATACCAAATTCCAGTCGACATCTGGCTTGTCGGGGTTGTCATCAGGGTTGGTGGGGGGACTTTTCTTCAGATCATCGAAATCCAGATCGAGCCTCTGAGGGAATAGGTTTTCATTGGCGTTTGCGTTTGATTGCATCCACTCAATCAAAGCAGCCCGGTTTTCAGGGTCATTATTTAACTGTGGAAGCAATAATTCACCCATGCTTATCAGTGATTTGAATCTAATTTCATCGACCTTAACCTTCTCGCTTTCCGGCTCTTTCAGGGAGGACGGCCAGCGATATTCGAAGTTGTTTATCCAGCTCGCGAAATAAACGCTGTAGGTGTTTTTCAGCTCCGGGAAGTCAGCACGCAGCGACTGGAAGAATTCAATGCTCCAGGCGCGGTACTGGCACACGCGGATGAAGAACGCGTAAAGCGGGTCCAGCCACTCACGGATGTTGTCGATGTACACCGCCACGGCGCGGGCATCTTCCGTGCCTTCACCGAAGCCCTGAGCGAACGTCTCAGAGTTGAGGATGATCGCCGGCATGTCTGCGGCGGCGGCCACGTTCTCCAGGATGTGCTTACGCGCAGAGTCGAGAGGCTTTTCCAGGTTGCTCAGGTCGATCGACTCAATATTGTCGCTCTCGCCGATCTGGAGAACCTCGCCCGTCTTCCCGCGCTTCAGCATCATGCGCTTGATGCCGCTGAGCTTCTGCATCATGTTGTTGACGACGGAGCTAGGCCCCTTGATTTTCGTCACCAGCAGTCCGCCTTTCACCGCAACCATGTCGTCTGTGCGCATGGTCTGGATGAAAGACTTCAGCGGGTAAAGCGCGCGCTGGTACACGCTGCGGCCCGTGAATCCGAATGCCGCGGGGTTGTACGCGAGGTAAATCGGATCCTCGTTCTGCACGACGACACAGCGCGATTTGTGATACGGCTTGCCCGCCACCCGTATTCCGTCGACTTTCTGAAAGTCCTGGGCGTTCGGGTCCTGATTCAGCACGATACTGCCCGCGGTGTTCAGCGGGTCAAGAATGTTAAAGCTGACGCTGTGCTTGTACAGCGTGCGGTAGTCCAGCGATTCATTCGGCTCCTGGTTATCCACCAGCATTGCGATCGCAGATACGCCGTAAATACGGGCGATGCGCGCGGCGTTGGCGATGTGCTGGTTCGCACCCATCGCTTTCCATTCGCGTTCGAACGCGTCACGCAGGCGTTGTTCAAGCCCATACGACTGGGCAACATGCACGGTGCGCGGCTCATTCATCGCCATTTTAATCGGTCGATCCACCATCTTCCCGCCCAGCGGGTGGTAGAGGTAAACCGTTTTGCAGGTCTGATAGCCAGCCGTAGAGCCGGGCTGGATGTCGTCGCTGTCCAGCAATGCCATCAACTCTGAGTGAGAGCAGCTGCCGATTTCGAAATCGTCTTCGTTCATTGGTTCTCTCGTCAGATTGCGTCGCCGCTGCCGAAGGCGATGATCAGCCCGTAGGTGTAATCATCAAGCAGGTCATCGGCGCGCTTATGCGCTTTCTTGTCGGCAAGGTGGAATCGGGAAACCTGCTTGTGCAGATGGTTTGCTGTCTCGCCCTTAAAGACGGCTGTCTTCTCGTAGGCGTGTCGGGATATTTTCGCCAGACCTCGGTAGTGATAACCGGAGGCCATAATGGCGCGCTCGTCCTTTCCTTTGCTGGTCAGGGCGGACTCAATTTTGTTGACCGGCCATCCCAGGCTTTCGCCTTTCTGCAGGAGGATGCTGCCCATGCCGGCGTCTTCGATGAATACGCCGAGGCTGCCGTTGATGGCAACGCACTGGCCGGAAAGTTCGTTGAGGCGGTCGAATACCGACGGCATCCACGTTTCCAGCAGCGCGCCGTCAATCTGCACCACATCCCAGTCGAGAATGGTGAGGCGCTGAATGCCGGGCCTGGTGTCGACGGCGTAATACACCACCGCCGTACCGTCATGCTCTGAACCACCTTTGACGGCGGTATCCATGACAGCGAAGACGGCCTGGCACATCTCAGGGTAATCGACAGGCTGATCCTGATTCTCACCCTCAAACCATTTGCGGACGTCGAACAGCGAAGCGGCGGACCAGTCGACGAACTCGGCCATGAACTCCTGGCGAAATACGCGCGGGTCGTTGTTGGCCCTCTCCTTCTCCAGTTCTTCCGGCGGAACGAACGGGTTGGAGGATGTAGGCGCGTGATGCTCGATAAAGCCGAGGTTCTTATCGTGGCAGATGGCATAGAAGAAGTTCTCTTCGTCCACCCCGTCCGGCGTTGAAAACACATAGGCCCGGCCTTTCGTCGTCAGCAGCGTTGGCTTAATCGACTTCGGCCAGATCTCCCTCAGCATCTCCGGCGACTTGGTAAATGCCGCCTCGTCTATCAGGATGATTTCGTATTCACGACCACGGCCAGCCAGTTTGTTGTCGTTGGTGACCCAGAAGTCGATCTTCCCGCCGTTCTTCAGCAGCAGACGCTTCTCCTGACGGCTAAAGCTTTTCTTCAGCGGCAGCAGGATTTCTTCGAGCTTGTCGTAGATTTCCTGATACTGGCGATACTCAGCCGTGAAGATACCGACGCGGCCGCCGAGTTCAATGTCCATGCCCGGGCGCTTAAACGGCGCGGTGGCATAGGTCACGGCGGCGCTGGACAGCATGAAGGTCTTACCCCAACGTCGGCCACACCGGACCGCATGCAGTTGACCTTCCCAGGAATCAGACCAGACCTTTAACTGCCCGTCATGCAGCGTCGGGAGGTAAATGTCGGCCATGATTTATCTTCCAGGTATCGGCAGGGTGTTGTGTACGACGATCGCGTTGTCGCTGTCGCCGTCCTTCATGATGTCGATTTCCATTTCCACTTTTTCAGTGGCGCGTTCGCGGTAGGCGGCATCGACCCGAAGCTTCTCTATCGAGCCTTTGGTGTACTCCAGCGACTCAATGCGTTGCGTGTTCCGGTGCATGGCCTTTTCAGCAGCGGAAATCAAAGAGTGCAGATCCTTCGCTTTGTCATCATCGGCAAGCTCCAGCTCAGCCTGCCAGCGCCCGATGTTCTCAGCCGCAGTCAGGTTTGCAGCGCGAAGCCAGAACAACTCATCGTCGAGCGTAAGCAGTTTCGCGTCTTCGGTGATTGCGTCAGACAGGAGCATCCTGCGGCCGTAGCCACCGTGCTTCAGTGCATTCTGGTTGCCAGGCTGGAAAGCGTTCGTCGGTGGCGCAGTGCGGGATCCGCGTATCGGTTTCGCGTCTCGGGAATTTTTGGTGCTACCTGTTTCACGGGTGGATTTTTTCACCTTCCCGGATTTACTGACCTCGCCCTTTCCCTTCTGCGAATTCGCATTCTTTTTCGCAGCTTCTTTCTGCGATTTCGCACCATACGAAGTTACTTTGATGTAGCGTTTCGCAGATGCGTAATTCAGTCCCTGAGCCTGGCACCAGTCTTTGGGGGAAATACCTGTTTTGGCATGCTCGGCGAGGAACTGGTCTTGCAGTGCTCCCCAGTCCGGTTTTGCCATAATACTTACCTCACGTTGACATTATCGAAGCCCCTCAGTGAAGGGCTCCTGTAATGCCTGCTCAGTCTTTCAGGAACTCTTTCGTGTTGACTGCAATTTCCCCGGTAAAGAGCACTGCACTGGTGCAATCAACGATGACCGATGCGTGAGGATTGGCGTTTTCGTTCAGCCATTGGATCAGCGGCTTTGCTGCTGCTTCAAAACTGGCCTGGTCATAACGCGGTGCATTGCTTTGTTCTTTTTCCACTTTCTCATCCTCATTGTGAAATCCCCGCTACTGCGAGGCTCGTTGTTCTTCTATCTGCCTAATGGCATCAATCTGGCCGTTGCAGTTCTCAATCGAAAGCAGTAGCACAACGTTGAGCTGCACGCTGTCTCCGAATGTCATTTGTTCTGGCACTTCAGGCACCACGCAATCAATCAGTAGATTTGCGGGTATCGGAGGATTTTTTACCTTTATGGCCTCGCGCACTATCTGCTGCTTTGCGCACCCCGATAACAGCATCAGCAGGGATATACTCAACAGCACATGCATTGCCTTTGAGCGCATCCTTCACCTCTTCTTGCAGTTTCTGGGCTTTCATTTCAGCTGCAGCACGGCGACGCGCTTCAGTTGCCACTATCTTGTTCATTACGCCGATCTGCTCTACCAGGCCGTCAATCGAGTTGGCCAGGCCTTCGTTCTTCTGTCCGACGTCTTTAATCTGCTCTGACAGCTTTCCGTTATCTACGCTGAGCTTTTTATTGTCTGAGGCAAGGCGAAGCGTCAGAAGAATTACGATGACTATCGCTGCTATGGTGATGATCTCGCCTATAGGCCACTTCTTAAGCATTCTTCTGGCTCCATGTGCAAACCTGGTACTCAACATCACGACGGTTAATCAAGCCTTTCCACTTTTGACCACCTGCAAATACCCAGCGCTTCAGCTCGTCACACGCGCCAGAGTAATCTTTGGCGTTGAGCTTTTTCATTAGCGTTGAGTTAATGGCGGCGTTTGCTCCGACGTTATAGGCAAAGGAGTAAATGGCGGCGCGTTGCGTTTCAGTGGTGGGAACTTTGATGGCCGGATCGACTTGTCTTGCTATGCGAGTGAGATCGCTTTTCGTAATCGCATCGCATTCTTTGTCTGTGTATCGCTTGCCGGGAATGATGTCTTTGCCGGTGTGTCCGTCACAAACAGTGAGAACGCCAACGACATCTTTGTAGGCGACATATTCCCTACCCTCAAGCCCTCCCTTTCCGGAAAGCATTGCGGTGGCAATAGCGATTGCGCCAGCACCAATTGCGCCAGCTATTTTGTTTCTGAGCGCACTATCCATCAGAGTTCCTTCGGAGCTTTTTGCCCGAGTTCAGCAATCACTCTGGCGGTAGCGGAGGGATTGTCTGTATCTGTTTTGTTTAGGATGTCCTGCAGGATCTTCGTTCGCTTCATCTGCTCACGTTTATTGAGCCGGTAGGTAAGCACGCCGAGGGTGATACTGAATGCGACGCCGATAATGAAGCCCCAATCCTGCAAAGACAGGCTGGCGAAGAAAGCTGCAAGACCAGCGCTACCGTAGGAAGCATTGCTGTATCTCTCATCCATCTTCATGTCTCACCCCCAGAGTTCGGGGATCTGTTCAAAATAGGAATTAACGTGGTTGTTGAGTGAACAAATCCAGTATACATTTTGCGGTAACGTGGTTTGTTCGTGACTAAAGGCATGAGCAAATCAGGCAGGAGGCTGTTCGAGCAGTCTCTTGCCACCCATCTTCACGAAGCCCCGCAGATGCGGGGTTTTCTTTTTTGGTTAACGCACTCAACCAGTAGCCGCGTCGGATAAGGGTTAAGTTTCGATGTCGTCCGGCTTTTGAAGATGAATGCGTTAAACAAATAAAAAAGCCCGCGACAGGCGGGCAATATGGGGGTAAGGCAATGCCGGCTCTATGGCCGAAGGGTCCCAGGCAGTGGGTTCTGTGTGCGGCGTACCGCAAATAAAAAAGCCCCGCACGATGGCGAGGCTGTTAATTCTTTGTCGACCTACGAAGCTATGGCGACGATATCAGATTTACATGAAATATATGCGTTTCAATCCAGTTTTGCAAGACTTCTATCTAAATTTGTCGCCTTTTGTTGTGAACGTGATCGCGTAACCTGTAACAAAGCACCACTGTCCAGGCGCAGGAAGATACGTCGCATCTCAACCCAGCGGTCCGTAAAGGTCTCTGACCAGTTCTTTGGTGTTACGCCGACCAGTTCTGCCAGCGCCTGGTATTCGTACGTCTCGCGCCCTGCCAGCTCAGCCTTCACATCCTGCGCCGCAAGCCAGATAAGCTTCTTCAGGCGCTCCATGGTCTTGCCGGCCACCTTCTTCGCTCCGAGCTGCTCCCGGAACTCTGCCCACGCCCACTGGGTGATCGCCACCTGGTACTCGAAGCGGATATTCTCGCTGTAGTTCCAGAGCAGCCATGCTTTCTGATGGTCTTCAAGCGACAGGACGGCGCGGCGCCACGATGCGGTAACGAACTCAACCGGTCCCACCAGCGCAATAGATGATCCCTTGGCGCGGGACTGGCTGCCGCTCATCGGCGGGCCGTCCGGGTTAACTTTGCGACCGGTGACCGGATCGGTGATTTTCTTCCGGCCCCGGCTGCGCGCCGTCGCGGTGAATTGCGCGTTTTCGGCGAAAGCTACCAGTTGCCCTTTCGTCGCCCCGCTCAGATCTGCGGTCGCCACAATGAGCTGCTGACGTACGTATTCCAGTTGCTGACTGTTCATGCGGCTTCCTTCTGTGGCTGGTTGGTTTTGGTCTGGCTGTGCTTTGCTACTGGTGGCATGCTGGCGCGCTTAACGCTTTCTGCCTGGTATCTGACAATCTGGTCACGGGTCATTCATCTACCCTCTCGTTCTGCCAAAGAGGGAGTGGAGATTTATCCCCGGCGCGGCGAATACGTGACTTGGCATTTTTCTCAATCTGAATGAGCTTCTCGATATTCTGACGGCGCTGCTTTTCTTCCCGGCGGAGATATTTCACGTTCTCCATGTAGCGAGACTCCTGGTCGCAGAGCGTCATAAGGAAGTCAAAAGGCTCGATCAACGTTTCGCACTTCCGGCAGCGTAAGGTCCGGTCTTTTTCGTTCACCCAAACAGTGGAGTGCAGGCACATAACCTTCTGCCCTTCGCGCTGAATAACCAGCCCGTCCTGTAGGTCGTTATTCTTCGTCGGGAACGCGACAACCTTGCCCAGTTCTATTTCGGTTTCTGTGCTCATGCTGCCTCCTGCTGTTTCAGTGCGCGAAGGTCTGCCCGGGCCTGGGCGCGGATGCCGTCCAGCTCTTCACGGGTGTATCTGTGGGTTTCGTTGTTGGATTCCAGCGCCAGCACGCGCTCTTCGCCGATCAGCTCAACCAGCGCGGCACGGTACGCCTCAATGTTCCCGGACTTGTGAACATTGCAGGCGGAGCATTGAAGCCACAAATTATCGGGATTGAAGCGCAGTTGTGGTGCGGCGGCCGTGGTGCGGTAATGCCCGGCATGCCAGGCAAAAGCGGTCTTTGTTCCGCACGAGATACAGCCGTGCCCGGCGGCCAGCAGCATTTCGCGCCGCCAGTCGTTGAAGGCACGCTGAGTCATCTGCACCCAGTGACGGATCGGCTTCAGCTCATTACGGCGTTCTGCGCGGCGCTGGCGCCCTGCTTTCTCGGCTTCCTTCTGCTCTTTTATGCGCTTGGCCGCAGCTTTCACCCTCTCCTTTTCGCGCTCTTCCATAGCGAGGATTGTGCCGTGCTCCGGGCAGCACCAGCGGATCCTGATATCGTGGAATTTCGGCACGAAGTATTCACCGCACACTTTGCACTTACGGCGGGATGGTTTACGCATGGTTCCTCCGTGCCGCGAGACGCAGCCATTTCTGATCCACCAGGCGGGCGGTGTAGTCTTTCAGGGTCGGGATGTCGGACGGCTTAACCACGGGCTTACGCTGGCGGCGCGCCGGAACGCGGAATATTTCGTTGGTGATGACGCGTGCGAGAGGACTACCCACGGGAAGCCCTCCACTCTTGCGCCCAGGCGATGCGCTTACTGGATGCTTCGGAGAACTTCACGCCGCGGTCGGTACCAAACCAGTAAATCGCCTCGATGACGTCGACCATGTAGCGCTTGCTGGATTTGGATGTGCGGACTCCGAAATAAACGCGGCCGCCGTTGATGCCCGGCGCGGATTTCTGCTCCTGGTCCTGGGTCTGGTTCACCAGAACGGTGATGAGGTCCTTCCACTCTTCGCGGGTCAGCTTTTCGCCGTGCCAGACAACCTGATCAGACAGGTCTTTCAGCAGCGGCCACATCAAACGATTCTGCTTATCGGTGCGGGTCTCTTCCCGGGCCTCGACCACCATCGGCGCGCGAGGGTTTACTGGCAGGGTGCGGATGTATTCAATGAGGTTGTGTTTAACGGTGTCGTTGACGATGCAGTAGTGCTGCTTCATGCGACCTCCTTAACGGAAACCGCAGAACGCAGAAAATCGCAGGTGCATCTCTGCATCTGTGACAAGGTGAGGAGTTCAGATTGTGGTCGCATTTAAGTCCCCTTAAATGCGCAGAAGTCATCGAAGTTGTTCAGGCTCCGATGACTTAATTATGGATGGATGATTATTGGAAATCAAACGTTGCTTGACGTTTAGTTATGCGTCGAATGGGTTAGGCATTATGAGATACCACCGTTGGCGAACTAAATGGGCAGGCGACACCGATCGGATGCTTACCATTGCAGATAAAGCACCGCATCTCGCTAAGCACCTGAGGAGAAGTAGTGATCATCTTCGGGTGATCATCCTCTTTCAATGCATCGCGGAACGCGACCGCAACAACCCTCCCGCCGAAAGCTTCCATATGGGCATGCACTGGCGGCTCCTTGCCGTCTTCGAACTCAATGACGAAAGTTAACTTTCCCATCACTTCACCTCCTGCTGCGGTGCTGCTGCGCCATGCCCAAGACCTTCATCGGTGAACGAAATAATCACTTTTGACGGGTCAGCGCACTGCGGATGTCCTCCATTCCGGAAAACAACGAAACTGCTTCCGTGGAGTTCAGCCAGTTTCTCAGCTTTGGTTTGCCAGTCCGGAATCACCGGAGAGTTGCCAGCGGCACCCTGAAGCATGGCGGCGCGGCGTAACCTGGCAGGCACGTCAGCCCATACCCCGGCACCTGACCTGTCCTTGCTACTGAGCAGGTCTTCAATCGCAGATGCTGCCATGTGAAGCAGGTCTTCATCAGGAACAGATACCGGCGCTGGCGGGGCGGGGTAATAATACTCGTCCTCAATGCCCTCAACGGGTTTTGAGAAGCCGATAAAATTACCGTAATGCCAAGGATAAGGGCCGTATGGCTCAACAGTCACACGACGCCATCGGTGAATGGCAGGCTCCGCTTCGAGCGATGCCAGCGCGATACGCGCCAGCTCCATTTGTTCGCCACGGGTTAAGCCGTTATCGAGAGGGTTTTTAATGAATTCCGCAACGCGTTCTTTGGTTATATTGCTCATGATGCCTCTCCTTTCCCGGCTGCGGCGACGTTGATGCCAGCGTTATCACAGGCAATGCGGAATGCCGCTTGAAGTTCCCGCGCAACGTGCGACACATAGCCGTCGAAGGTTGGCATTTCGACAGTCTTCTTCTCTGCGGCTGTAAGTTTATCTTCGGCCTCTTTGAGCCTCTCAAGGCGAATAACCATGCTATGAATAACCACCGGCACTTGGTCATCAATGAGGTCGCAAGGTACTCTCAAGACGCGTTTCCACTCCCGCATGAGGGCGTTGCGCTGTTCTGCAACAGCAACAATGGCTTCGAGTCGATTGATTCTGTTGTCTTTGGCTTCCAGCTCATCCAGCAGCGCATTGGCTTCATCCTCACGAAGCACCACAGTGTCATAGCTTTCTGTTTGCTTTTTGATTTTGGCGATGAGAGTCTGTTTGTCGATGTTGCTCATTGGGCGTCTCCAGAGCTTGGTTTCCAGATGAATTCAGGTGCGATAATCACCTCCATCGATGTGCCTCGCTCGTTGTACTGCTCAAGCATTTCCAGAATGTCAGAGTCAGTCTGTGTATCTCCGTAGCTACCAACGATGCAGAGTAATTCGACAGGGGCGCCGAGGTTTTGCAGGGCAATCGTCAGTTGCTTTGCTAATGCCATTTTCATTGCTTCACTGCTCATTGGGCGGCTCCTTCTGTGCGATACATCATGATTGTCAGATCGCCTTTGGTTGCTAGGCGAACTGTCGTTCCTGGTTCGATGCTGGACAGGTCAAACGCATCGTAAAATTCGTTTACTGCTTTTTGTCGACGAGATAGCTTTCTGCGCTTGCCCCACTGCTTTAGCGCAACGGAGATAAACCACTGCCCCGTTTTGAACATGATGAACAGCCACCCCATCAGAGCGAGGCCGGTATTTAGAATGTCCAGAATGCTCATGACTGCACTCCTTTGCGAAGCTGGTCGGCAAACTCATCGGCATTTTTGGCGTGATGAAGAAGCGCTCTGACATGGATAGTTTCGCCATTACATTCACGAATAATTGATGCTGAGTGTCGGAAGCTATCAGCGTATTCCTGCACGCCATCGGCTTTCGCCTGCGCCCGCACTTCAGCCAGGAAAGCGTCTAAATCAGGCGTTTCGCGTTTCGATGGTAGGTATGTTCCAGGATGTTTCAGGTCGTACACTTCTGCAGCCAGCGCCGCGCATCTGGCTTCAAGTGCTGCGTAGTCTTCGTATTTAACAAACGGCCCTGAATTTCCGTCCACATCCAGGCTGTAACTCATTACGTCATAACGTTTAACGCTCATACACCTACCCTCCCCCAAACCATCAATACTCGCTTCATTGCCGCGCTGTTGCGGCACTCCTGGCAGATCACGTTTGTGTCCGTCCGCTGAATTAACTTCGACTTGCCCTGCTTCATGCCCGGTATCGTGTCAGGGGCAAAGCGCATGCCGTAGCTGGTTAAGCTGTACAGGCGCTGGCCGTATTTGCCTTCACAGCTAATCAGTCCATCAGCCAGCAGCGCACTCACCGTCCCGGATATCTTTTTGGTGTCCATGCCGATAAGTGCTGCCAGTTTGGCGTTGTTCAGTCCTGGGTTGTTACGCAGGGCTGCCAGCACCTGCTCACGAATTGTTATGGTCATGCTGCCCCCTTGGAACGGTAAGAATCCCAGGTGAATGACAGCGTGCACCCGCCGCCGTCGCTCATGCGGTCAATAACGCGTTCACTTACGAACGCTGCCAGTTCTTCTTTGGTCTGGTTGCTGATCAGGATGGTCGGCTTCATCCGCTCGTACCGGGTGTTGATGATTTCGAACATGATCAGCTTCTCGGCTTCGCTGCCGAACTGGACACCAACCTCATCGATGATCAACAGGTCCGGAGTGGTGAATTGCGAAATCACGTCGTTTTCGCAGCGCGTCGCTGTTTTCGACCACGTTGATTTGAACTCACGGGCAATCTTCAGCGCGGTGGTGAAAATCACCGGGCTCTGGTGGTTCTCAATGACGTAGCGGGCGATCGCCAGGGCGAGGTGGTTTTTACCGGTTCCCGGCTTGCCGCACATCACCAGCCCGCCCCCCTGCTTCAGACGCTCGGGCCACTTCGCCGCATATGCCTGGCAAACACGCAGCGCGCGCTCTGACTCCTTCCCAACCGGCTGGTAATTTTCCAGCGTGCACGTCACAAAGCGCTCAGGTATTTCAAGCTGACGCAGCAGGCGATCGATGTTCTGCTGGCGTGTGCGGTCTTCCCAGCGCTTTTTCTCTGCATACAGGAATGCCAGTTCATCACGCAGGCAACCCGGGCAACGAGTCGGCGGTGACGGTAGCTTGATCAGGCTGCTGGTAAGCACGCGTTTACGCTGTTCGTATTCGCCGTGTTTCTCGCAAATCACCGTTTCGCAGACGGTCTCGCAGTTAGGGAGTTGCTCTGGTGGCCTGCAAAGAACTTCCAGCATTTTTTCAATAGTGTCGATTTTTTCGATCAGTTCCATACTCAGTCCCTCGCCCATGACGGAATTTCAGTCTGGCCGTAGTCTTTGCCAGCGAAGTTCTCAGACACGCGAGACGGAGTACGGGAAGGCTGCTTGGCGCCCTTAGGCTCAAACAACCCCTGCCAGCCGTTTGCGATGCTCTGGTTGATGATTTCTTCAGGCTGGTATCCGCTGCACTTGCAACGCTCGAGCAGGTTGATGGCTTGGGTAACCGTCTGCTGAGACTTGATCGGTTTCTTCAGGTCACGACGATAATCGACCCAGGACTTCCAGACTGAAACTGACAGCCATTCAGGAAGGTCAACACCAGCCGGATCGAACGAAGCCGGTTTGGGGGATTTAGGGGGTTTATTAATATTGTCTTTATTGTCTTTTGTATGTTTGCCTTTTGTGTTTACCTGATTTGGGTAAGTGTCGTTACCTGATTCGGGTAAACATTTCTTACCTGATTCGGGTAAATTTACCTCTTTCAGGTAAACTTTATTTTCGTTACCTGATTTGGGTAATTTCACCCATTCGCTGACCGCTTTGTTAATCCCCACAGTTCGCCCGATTTGGGTAAATACCCCACGCTTAACTAACGCACTTTTAGCCGCAGAGCATTTGTGTGGGAGGATGCCGGTCAGGGCAGACAACTGATCGTTACTGACCCAATCTGCCTTTTTGTTGAAACCGTATGTTTTGCGCATTACAGCCATGAAGACCAGCAGCTGATGCTGAGACAGTCCAGCCAGCATGACAGCCTCCAGAAGTTCATTGGCGATGCGCGTATAGCCATCATCAAGATCTGCCACGCGCGGCTCCTTAGGTGCCACGTCAGGCACAGGGAAATTGATTACTTCGGCAGTGTTTGCCATAATTGCTCCTGTGAATTGATCCAGTTAATTCCATCTGAAAGCCGTTGGTGTTCCAGCACCGCGGCTTTCGACCTTTCAAAGCAGACCCGGCTGCTGCACGCGCTTAACGCGCTTCTTATCGAATTTGTCTGACGGGACCTGCTGCTTCTCCGCCCAGAGCTTTGCGTGTCGTAACACGTCATCGAAAATCCTCCCCTTGCGACTGGCCTGTGACATACGCTTGTACATATCGACGGCCTGAAATGCCCCCCCCCCTGAGCCACTGCTACGGTGAATCCCTGTTTGATCAGTTCATCGCGCACATGCTTCTCGATAAATTCGATGTGGTTCATAGCGGCTAAGCCTCCATTTGCCCTTTCTCGGAATCACGGTTAGAAATCAGGATGGCCAGCAGCAGCGACATGTTCGGCACCAGGTTCTCCCGCCACCGGCTTACGGTTGATTTGTTCACGCCAGCTACTTCGGCGATCCTGGTGGTCCCAAGATCTGCGATTTGCCGCTGCACCCAGCTCTCAATTCGTCGCGCCTCCGCTTTGTTGCGTGTTGTTAAGGTCTCCATTTGCGATACTTCCTCTGATGTAATTGGTTATGGCCGCCGGTCAGGCGGCTGTTGATTTATTTGGCTCGTCGCCAAAGAGAAGCCATTCAGGCTCGCACTTAAGGGCGCGCGCCAGCTCAACCAGGTAACGTGGGCGCTTTGTTGTCCCGGCCTCAATGGCCTGCAGAGATTGCTGTTTCATGCCAGCCAACTTCGCCAGCTGGTCCTGAGACAGATTCATCTCTTCACGTTTTTGCTTGAGTCGTTGAGAAATTGTTTCCATATCTCCTCCACAGTTTTATCTGTATTCTCTGACAGTTATTTCTGTTTGTCAATTACAGTTTTAACTGTGATTATCAGGGAGGACAGAGAGAGGTATTTATGAGCCTTGCGGATCGCGTAAAGCAGAAGAGAATTGAATTGGGGTTAACCCAGGCAGAAGCAGCTGAAATGGCCGGTATTCGGCAACAGTCCTGGCAGAGCATTGAAGACGGGAAAACACTTAAGCCTCGGAATATAATTGGTATAGCCAAGGCTCTTAAATCCGATGCTGACTGGCTGATGAATGGCGGCGCTTTTATGCCGGTGGCAGAGGTTAACAGCAGGAGAGTTCCGTTGATAAGCTATGTACAGGCTGGCGCCTTAGCTGAAAAAAATCCCATTGAGGCTTTCGACGGGAACCTCGAGTACATCCTCACGGACTCTGATATCTCTGAATACACCTTCGCGCTGCGCATTGAAGGTGACTCAATGGAGCCTGATTTCAAGGCTGGCGATATTATCATCGTTGATCCAGAGGTTGAGCCGACGCCAGGTGAGTTTGTTGTGGCCAGGAACGGCGGAGCGCAGGCAACTTTCAAAAAATATCGCCCAACATACATTGACCCCATGGGCTGCCAGCACTTTGAGCTGGTCCCTCTAAATGATGACTACCCTGTCATTAACAGTGATCACCAGCCATTGACCATCATTGGCGTTATGATTGAGCATCGCATCTACCGCAGAAAGCGATAGCAGAATCCCCTCCCCATAAAAATCACCGGCTCCGGCCGGTTTTTTTACGTCCAAACAAAAATATTTTCCAATCAAATACAGAAACATATGTATTTCACGCCATAAAATACAGTTTTGTCTGTTGACGATAATACAGTTTTATCTGTATCTTTAACCCATCGAAACGAAACATCGACAGCTGAGCGAAGTTAGCCAGTGGCGAAGTGGAGATTCGGTCAGTCGAACGGCGCGACAGTAAACCATGCGTCGGACGCCCGGCGGGCTCAGGGAGAGCGGCAATGGTGCGTAACTGGAATGTTTTGTAGTGGGGTGTGGCTGGGCCTGCATGGACTGATCACCAATGAAAACTTCGGTTCGAATCCGGAGCACTCCACCACAAAGCATTTCTCCCGCATCAGCGGGTAACTACAGAGGGTAATGGTATGGGTAGGTTAGGTTATAGCGAGGGCGAACCTTGCGATAGGGATGGTTGCTCGGGAGTAATCGAGCTGGAAGAGCCAGAGGACTGCAGTTGTCATCTTTCGGCACCTTGCCACTATCACACTGATGCAGATATGTGGTGCCCGGAGTGTGGTTGGCGCGCAGCTGAAGACCCCCTTTGCGTTCGTGACATTTCAGCTATCAGCGTAGGCGGCCCGCTTGCATTGATTGAAACAAAACGAAGGGTTCTCGATCCGACCAAAGTTGACTGGGTGTCAAAAATGCACAGCGGTTGCTCAATGATAAAGGAAGGCGTCTATCCAGAGCACATGACTTGGCAAGAGGTAGAGAAAGAGGTGAAGGGAACCTTTGGCGGTAGATTCGAACATTTCGGGAATGGAAAATTTAAATACATTGCCTACACAGATTAACCCGCTCCGGCGGGTTTTTTATCGGCCATACATAGGCAGATTTTCGAGTCTGCCCATTTATGACAACCGGCGGCCATCCACCGCCCATTAGCGCAGAAGTCTTGTTTAACGTTCGGCGGCGCGGCCTTAAGCGCGGAGATGATTATGACTCTTATCGAATTGACCAAAAAGAAAATGGCAATTGAAGCCGAACTGGCTCAGCTGAAAGCGAAGTTTGTTGATGACACCTCACGCATCGGAAAGGAGTTAATTGCCGTGTCTGAGGGCATCAACCAGGCCAATAAAGGCCTGACGGTTGAGATGGTCCAGCATGGCATGACGATCATTAACTTCGGAGACCCGAAGCAAAGCACGGAGCGGCGCGGGTGTGTTGAAGACGCGATTAACGACATTGCGTCGGGGTTCACTCGCCTGAGCGAGCGTTATTTTGGCACAAAAAACTACGCCCACTGGAGCGATCAGCGTGAAGACCATCGCTATGGATATGGCCCTAAACACGGCTCTATCTGCTTCAAGATCGGCTTAACTGGCACCGCACTTAATAAGCTGGCAAGCGGCGGGTTGAGTGATTACGACGCTGAATGCGCTATCTACTGCCTGATGAACATTGACTCCATCAATGCGGCAAACGCCAAAGCTCGGGAGGCATCATGACAGTCACCCACAACGGCAAGCAGTACACCGCCAAAAAGCTCAAAGATAACGAATGGCAGCTTACGTCGGTATCGGCACCGCGGGAAAAACTGGTGCTGAACCGCTGGCAGATGCATATCGCTGGCCTCCTGAAACAGGTTGAGGTGAAGGTATGATTGGGATGCACTACGGCACCGCATCAGTGCCACGTAGCGAGGTTTTACCGGGCACAATGCTGCAACACCACGGCAAAACTTATCGCGCCTCTGCGAACGTTGAGAAAGGCCTGTACGCCTTCAACATCTTCGAAAAAACCATCATCAAAAGTGATTCCGTCGTTGTGCTGCTGAATGAGCGCGGCGAGCCGATGGTTCACTGATATTAACCACCCTATTCAACCGATCGGCCTGGCATTACGCGGGCGGGATCTGCACATCCAAAGTTCAGGAGAAACCATGAGCGAAGTAACGGATTTAGTCGTCATCGAGAAGTCGAACGCGATGGCAATCTTTACAAGCAAAGAACAACTCGACCCGATTATTGAGGTGATTGAGAAAGAAGCTCGCAGCCTGGTGCCGGATGTGTCGACCCGTAAAGGCCGCGACGCTATCGCATCCATGGCGCATAAGGTTGCCCGCTCCAAAACCTATATCGACAACGCCGGTAAGGACCTGGTTGCCGAGCTTAAAGCCCTGCCTAAGCAGATCGACGAAAGCCGCCGCATTGTGCGTGAGCGGCTGGACGCGCTGAAGGATGAAGTACGGCGTCCACTTACCGAGTGGGAAGACGCGGAAAAGGCACGTACTGAAGCACTGCAGCAGCGTCTTGTGGATTTACGCGCACTGGCTGAAGTGATCGACGCAGCAGGTAACTACCTTCCATCTGCTGATATTCATGCTCGCATTCAGGAAGCTAAATCGGTGGTGCTGGATGAAAGCTGGCAGGAGCGTGCAGCAGAGGCTGGCGTGGCTAAGGACGCTACTATCCAACAACTTGAAGCTGCACTGACAGTCGCAAAACAGCGTGAGCATGAATCCGCAGAGCTTGAGCGCCTTCGTAAAGAAGCGGAAGAAAAAGCTCGCCTGGAACGTGAGGAAAATATTCGCCGGGAAGCAACTGAACGGGCCCGCCGCGATGCCGAAGCGAAGCACAAAGCAGAGATTGAAGCCGCAGCGCGCCGTGAAGCCGAAGAGAAAGCCCGCGCTGAACTGGCGGAGCGCCAGCGCATTGAAGCGGAACAGCGTGCGGCACGCGAGAAGCAGGAAGCAGAAGCCCGGGCGGAGCGCGAAAAAGCCGCGGCGGTTGAGGCTGAGCGCCTGAAAGCAAAACAGGCAGAAGAGAAACGCCTGGCCGAAGAGAAGCGCATCGCCGACGAACAGGCAAAACGCGAAGCTGATGTGAAGCACCGCAAGACGGTCGGCACCAACATCGTTAACGCGCTCACCAGCAATACCAGCTTAACCCGTGAACAGGCTATCGAAGTGCTTACCGTCCTGAAAGATGACCTGATCCCCTGTGCGAAAATCCATTACTGAGGCAACCATGAACGCATACCTCACTTACGACCGCATCGAAGATCGACGCTGGGTTGAGCAGCAGCTCACCGACGAGAAAGAGAAGTGGATCGGCGACAGGGCGCAGCAAATTATCGACATGATGCCAAAAGAACCGTCCGGCCTTTTCCACTTCACGGTCCCGATTGACTCCAGCCCATACGAAGGACTTCGCAGCGATAAAGCTGGCGAGGCCTACAACGATTTCATTTCGGCAGTTGCTTACGCCCAGGCGGAACACGACTGGGAACACCGTACCGGCTGCCCGTTTTAATTTTTGAGGGGATTAACGATGGCAAACGAATTAACAATCACAGCGACGTCACTACAGGAGATAGGTGTCGATGTCTCCACCTGGAGCGCGCTGAAGAATAGCATCTACCCTGGCGCCAAAGACGAATCGGTAATGATGGCGCTTGACTACTGCCGCGCGCGCCAGCTGGATCCGTTGCTCAAACCTGTCCACCTCGTTCCGATGTACGTCAAAGACTCGAAAACAGGTAAAGGCGACTGGCGCGACGTGGTCATGCCGGGAATCGGGCTTTACCGTATTCAGGCAGACCGCTCCGGCGATTATGCCGGGGCTCGGGAGCCGGAGTTCGGTCCGGACGTAACTCAGACACTTACTGGTGTCGAGGTTACCTTCCCTCAGTGGTGCAAATACACCGTCTACAAGCGCATGCCCAGCGGCGAGATCGTCGAGTTCAGCGCCAAAGAATACTGGATTGAAAACTACGCCACCGGTGGCCGCGACACCACGGCGCCGAACGCGATGTGGAAAAAGCGCCCATACGGCCAGCTGGCGAAATGCGCAGAAGCTCAGGCGTTGCGTAAGGCATGGCCTGAGATTGGACAGCAGCCTACCGCTGAAGAAATGGAAGGTAAATCACTGGACGTTGATATCCGTGACGTCACGCCGCGCAGCTCCACTGAAGCGCCTCCACCAGCAGCAAGCGAAGAAACGCTTCAGGCGATCACCGATCTCTTAACGACCCTGGATAAAGACTGGGAGCAAGACTTCCTCCCTGTGTGCAGCGACATCTTCAAACGGCCAATTCTTGAGGCGTCAGACCTCACTGAAGAAGAGGCACAGAAAGGGTTCAACTTCCTTCAGAAAAAAGCTAAGGCGGCAGCATGACACCCGAAATTATCCTGTCCCGTACCGGCATTGACGTAACCACCATCCAACAGGGCGATGAGGCGTGGCACCGGCTGCGCCTCGGCGTCATTACTGCCTCTGAAGTGCACAACGTCATTTCCAAGCCGCGCTCCGGTACCAAATGGACGGGCATGAAGATGTCCTACTTCCACACCCTACTCGCCGAGGTATGCACCGGCGTCGCGCCAGAGGTTAACGCCAAGGCGCTGGCCTGGGGCAAGCAGTACGAGGAAGACGCCCGCACCCTCTTTGAGTTCACCACTGACGTGAAAGTCACGGAGTCTCCGATCTTGTTCCGTGACGAGAGCATGCGCACCGCGTGCTCCCCTGACGGCCTTTGCAGTAACAATTTCGGCCTTGAGCTGAAATGCCCGTTCACCTCCCGCGACTTCATGAAATTCCGCCTCGGCGGATTTGAAGCCATTAAGTCCGAGTACATGGCCCAGGTGCAGTACAGCATGTGGGTGACCGGGAAAGACGCCTGGTTCTTTGCCAACTACGACCCGCGCATGAAACGCGAAGGCATTCACCATGTCGTCGTTGAACGGGATCGGCAGTACATGACCGATTTCAACGAAATGGTGCCGGAGTTCATCGAGAAGATGGACGAGGCGCTGGCGGAGATAGGTTTCACGTTCGGGGAGCAGTGGAGATAGTCATGGGTGCTAATCACTGGCAACCGTGGGAAAACCTGTTCCTGCATGAAGTTGCAGGACAGATGCCGGTCCCATTGATTGCCGAAAAACTTGAAAGAACAGAGCGCGCCGTTTACACACAGGCCGCTCGCCTCGATGTGAAATTCCCGGGCAATACCAACTGCAGGAAGTGGACCAAAGCAGAGCTGTTTCTGTTTGGCCGGTTCACTCCTGAAGAAATCGCCGCGGCAACCGGTCGCTCTATCCACTCCGTGCGCAGCAAGCGCAACTCACTTGCCCGATCGTCAGGAGGAAAAGTCATGCCTGAATGGACTACCGAAGAGCTGGCGCTGCTGTGGCGACACTCAAACGCCGAAATCTCGGAGATTACCAGCCGCAGCATTGAAGAGGTCGGAGACAAGCGGCTGCAAACCAATATTAAGCGTAATGGCTGGGATGTTAACGATCCGGAGCGGGAGGATGTATGACCGGAAAATACTCTCTTATCTACGCTGATCCGCCCTGGTCTTACGGCAACACCATCAGTAACGGTGCCGCCGCCGATCACTACTCAACCATGAAGCTAATCGACATTAAGCGCCTGCCGGTGTGGGAGCTTGCCGACGAAAACTCGGTGCTGGCGATGTGGTACACCGGCACGCACAACCAGGAGGCTATCGAACTGGCCGAGGCCTGGGGATTTACCGTTCGCACGATGAAGGGCTTTACCTGGGTGAAGCTGAATCAAAATGCCGAGTTGCGCATCAACAAGGCGCTGGCCGAGGGTGAAGTCACCGACTTTTACGACTTCCTCGATCTGCTTAACGCCGAGACGCGCATGAATGGCGGCAACCACACCCGAGCCAACACCGAAGACCTCTTGATTGCCACCCGCGGCGCCGGGCTGGAACGAAAGCACGCCGGGATTAAGCAGGTGGTATACAGCCCTCTTGGCGCGCACAGCGAAAAGCCGTGGGAAGTTCGCCACCGGCTGGAGCTGCTTTACGGCGATGTGCCGCGCATTGAGTTGTTTAGCCGCAGCGCGGCACCAGGCTGGCACCACTGGGGAAACCAGTGTGCTACCGCCGCGGTTGAATTGCTGCCCGGCTGCGCCATCGATGTTGTTAAGACGGAGGCCGCATGACGCCAGCAGCTTATTACAACGAAATCGACCCGTTCGCTGCGCAATGGCTGCGTAACCTGATCGACGCCGGTCAGATCGCCCCTGGCGAAGTTGATGAAAGGAGTATTGAAGATGTCACACCTGACGATCTGCGAGGATTCACGCAATGCCACTTCTTCGCCGGAATTGGCGTCTGGTCTCATTCCCTGCGGCTCGCCGGATGGCCTGACGATAAACCAGTCTGGACAGGCTCCTGCCCGTGCCAGCCTTTCAGCGCGGCAGGCAAAGGAGATGGGTTTGCTGACGAGCGGCACCTTTGGCCGCACTTCTTCCACCTCATCAGCGAGCGCAGACCTCAGCATGTCTTTGGCGAACAAGTTGCAAGCGGTAACGCAAACGCATGGTTCGACCTTGTACAAGCTGACCTGGAAGGAATGGAATACGCCTTCGGGCTTGTGCCGTTTACGTCAGCGGGCATCGGTGCGCCGCACATCAGAGAGCGGGCTTATTGGGTGGCCCACGCCTGTAGCGAATACGAATCCGCAGCCGGAAACGAAACGGGGATTACAGCACGTCTCCGGAGCAGCTCGACTGACAGGCTGGCAAACACCGGTGGCGAACGACTCAACCGGGTCGACTCATTGCTACAGCGGGAAGAATCAGGACGGGACCCAGAAAATCTGCCTGAAACTTCCGGGAAGTGTACTCCTGACAGGGTGGCCAACTCCGATTGTGGGGGATTCTACTGGCGGTCCGAGGCCACCAGACATGAAGAGAGGTCCAGTGCCAGGTCTCCAGTCGGCAGCAGCATTAGCGGGCCCCTTGAGGTTAACGGTTTTTGGCGAGATGCGGACTGGCTCTTATGTCGAGATGGCAAATGGCGTCCAGTTGAACCCGGCACATTCCCGCTGGTTGATGGGGCTGCCGCGCGCCTGGGACGAGTCGAGTCCGGGGTGGCAAGAGTGGCAAGCAGCAACCGCGTCGGCCGACTCAAAGGCTACGGTAACGCCATAAACGCACAGGCAGCGACTGAATTTATCCTGGCCTATATGGATGGGTTATGACGCCAGCAAATGAAAACGCCATTCGCGCAGCCTGCCGCCGATGCACCGAGGAAATCCAGCAGGCCATGCGCAAGAAGCCAAAGCCTAACTGGAACGAAACGGTGCCTCCCATCATCAACAAGCATCACAAGAAAATTGAAGCTCTGGGAGTTAGCCTCCTGGAGTTCGTCGTCAAAACTGGCCGCCTTAACGGGCGGTTTGGAGCCGAACAATGATTCGCCGACAGATAGATACATCAACCCGATTTCTGCTTGATACCGCCTTTCACCGACTTGAAATAATCCGTGATGACGGTCTCTACCGCCACCTGCGCATGAAGCAGCCCGGTACGTCCTGTTATTACTTCGACATTATCACCTGGCCGGGATATCTGACTGTCACCGGCGACATGGGTACCTGGACATTCTCCCGTATCGCGGACATGTTCGACTTTTTCGGCCCATGGGAGGGCGGGATAAATACCGGCTACTGGTCCGAAAAATTGGAAGCTGGCGCTGGACATTCGGCGTGTGAACTCCTGGCGAAAGAGTATGACCATGAAGCATTTTGCCACAGCCTGAAGGAGTCAATGGAAGATTATCTTGATGATTCTGACGATGATCAGCAGGACGACGAAGACTGTGATGATGAAGACGATACTCCAGACAGTGATAAAGCCAAGGTCCGTGAGGCGGTCCGTGAATTATGCCGTAGCGATTTCAGTAATGACTGGGAAGCATATCAGGCAGTTTATAACGCTGACTGGCCCGAAAGTTGGAGTGCGTGGGATGTCTGCGACGGGTTGACGTTCAAAACCTACACCAGCCACTTCCGCTGGATACTCTTTGCCATCACCTGGGCGATCGCTAAATACCACAACACTAAGCTGGTCGATAAGTCGATGGCGACCTTCCTTGCAGTGAAGGGGTTGCCATCATGAAATCCAAAATCACCCGGGAGCTTAAGGCTCCCTTTTTATTGCTGGCGTTCACCTTCAACCGAATTAACCGACAGTTCCGGGAGCATTGACCATGGCCGACATCATCGACACAGCAGCAGAGATTGAAGAGCTTCAGCGTAACGCTGCCCTTTCCGCTCACCGCATCGACCGTAACGCCGTTTCAGCTGAGCGTTGTGAAGAATGCGACGAACCAATTCCCGAGCCGCGGCGAGCTGCCGTTCCCGGCTGCCAGACGTGCGCCAGTTGCCAGGAAGAAATCGAGCTGAGGAATAAGCAGAGGGGGATCCAGTGAAAGAGCGCGGAATGATTTTTAACGAATACCAGGTGCGCGCCTTGCTTGATGGCGGCATGACGCAGGTTCGTCGGCCAATAAAATGGCGTCAGACTCGGGCTACCGAAATTGCAGAACGTGAAGACGGTAGCCGGTGGCCGTGGAGTGAGGATGCGGAAAATGTTTGCGATTACTGGCATCCATGCCCATTCGGTGCAGTAGGCGATGTTATTTACGTCAGAGAGTCATTTTCACGGCTCGACTCATTTAACTTCTTCGATCCCGCAGTGCCTCATGAAGTACCAGATTTCTGGTATTGGGCCGATGGTGACCCGGAGTGGGGAGACTGGACGCGCCCACAATCTGGCGCAGTCATGCCTCGCGACGCCAGCCGAATCAGCCTGGAGATAACCGGAATCCGCGTCGAGAGACTTCAGGATGCCGATGAATCAGCCATGCTGAATGACCTTGGTGACATGCTCGAACACGACGAAACCGTAGCGGGTCGCGCCTTCAACCATGCTGAGCATTATGCGATCGCTGGAGTTCCGGTTGGTCTGTGTCCAGAAATGCACGGCTTTAAAGCGTGGTGGGATAAGACAAATGGCGCTGGTAGTTTCGACTCCAACCCTTGGGTCTGGGTAATCGAATTTAAGGTGGTTCCCAATGTTCAGGATAATCCAGCCTAACACCTGGTACGCCGATCCCCACGGCGCGCCATGCAAAATTCTCCGAACTACCCACGAAGTCATCCACTACATCCGCAACGGTCGCACCTGCATCGCCAGCATGGGCCGCTTTCAGCTTGAATTTGAACCGCTGACCAAAGCACAGGCCGAGCGGATCGCCGAAGAAATAGAAACAGCAGAACACCTGAAGAAGCTGCGCGCCCAGCGTGCGGCATGAGGAGAAATTATGGGATTAGATATTACGGCATACAGCAACATAAAGCGTCTCGACGCTCATCTGAATGATGCTGGCGAGGCTGTCAATAACAGTAACGGAGAGGAAGTAGAAGAGTACTACTTCCACGTCTGGAAAAATCCAAGCTTTCCGGGTCGTGCCGATGAACTTGTCGATGGGGCTGTTTACGCATATGAAGACTGCACAGGTCACGGCGTAGGTTACGGCGGCTATTACTGGTGGCGCAATGAGTTGGCGGAAATGGCTGGCTACCCGATAAGAAAATACGATACGGGTTGCGGTGAGCAGGTGAACCATTTCGGCGGTGCGCTCAATTCAGGCGGGGGACCATTCTATGAATTGATCAACTTCAGTGACTGCGAAGGATTTATTGGCACAGCTGTTGCGACGAAATTACTGGCTGATTTTAAGACCTTCCATGACAAGGCGGAAGAGATCGGCAGCCTCTTCTTCGAGCAATACAAGCACTGGCAATCAGCCATGGAAATGGCCTCGAACAATGGCTGCATTAGCTTCCACTGACGCAACTGATAGCCAGTTATGAGCTGGCTATTGGGTGCGAAAGCACTGCTCCGTTATCCCTTTTGCCCGGCCAAGCGCCGGGCTTCTTTTTGGGAGTTAACCATGCAATCAAATCCCATGACCTGGCTCATCGCCGCACTTATGGCGCTGGGCGCTCTCATCTCATTTCTTCACGAACCGGAAGGTGTGCAATGGCTGCTTTTAATGTGGGCGCAATAGTCCAGAAGAAGACCGGCGGAATTCATGGCGTGGTGGATAGCCTGCAGGATCCGGACGGAGACCATCCACAGTTCTGGGTGCGGTGGGACGACCGAAATTATTCAGTGCACGCGGAAAACGAATTACGCGCGGCCACACCAGACGGCCCGCAGTTTTATAAAACGATGTCATAGGAGGGGAGATGGTTACAGCAGAGCCACTTACTGCGCAAAAGGCGGCAAAACTCCTGAAGGTCTCTCCGAGGACTGTCTACCGCCTCATAGACTCAGGACAGCTCGCCGGGAAGAAGATCGGGAACAAATACCGCACGACCGACGTCGCCTGTATTGCGTATTTACATGACCCGCGCGATCCTGTTTCCGCGAGCGCGGGTGAACATAAAGGAGAAATTTTATGTCAATCACCCTCAGAGGCGGCGTCTGGCACTGTCATTTCGTTACGCCGTCAGGGAAAAGAATTAGACGATCTCTTGGTACGGGGGACAAGAAACAAGCGCAGGAGCTGCACGACAAGCTGAAGGCTGAAGCGTGGCGGGTGGATAAAATCGGGGAACTTCCGACGAAGACGTTTGAGGAATGTTGCATCAGGTGGATCCGTGAGAAAGAGCATAAGCGGTCCCTCGATGACGATAAGACCAAAATCGAATACTTCCTTCGGCATTTCTCCGGCCGGGATATTTCGACCATCACGGCGGACCAAGTAAACGAAGCAGTATCGAAGATGGTCAACCGCAAGCACATCCAGGTGTGGGAGTCGCGCCGGGACGCTGCTATACGTCGGGGAAAGGAGCCGCCGCCGTACACTGAAAAGCCAGTAAGCCAGGCCACAAAGAGCCAGCACCTGTCTTTTATGCGATCGCTGCTGAAAACTGCAGCCAATGACTGGGGATGGATAAAGTCGGCCCCCGCCATTAAAACAAAAAAGCCAATCAGCAAACGCATCCGCTGGCTGACCAGAGAAGAGGCAGAACGGCTTATCGCCTGCATGCCGGAGTCGATAAAGCCGGTGGTGATATTTGCGCTGGCAACCGGCCTGCGCCGCTCCAATATCATTGATCTGGAGTGGCAGCAGGTCGATATGCAGAGAAAGGTTGCATGGGTAAATCCGGAGAACGCGAAGGCGGGCAAGGCTATCGGCGTGGCTCTGAATGATACCGCATGCAGGGTGTTAAGGGATCAGATCGGGAAAAGTTCCAGGTGGGTATTCGTTCACACGAAACCATCGACGCGCCCGGATAAAACCGTCACTCCAGCGGTCCGGAAAATGCGCGTGGATGATAACAGCGCCTGGCGCATTGGCCTGGCAAAAGCGGGTATAGAGGACTTCCGTTTTCACGACCTCAGGCATACCTGGGCGAGCTGGTTAATTCAGTCCGGCGTGCCGCTGTCCGTTCTGCAGGAAATGGGCGGCTGGGAGTCGATCGAAATGGTCCGTCGTTATGCTCACCTGGCGCCGAATCATTTAAGTGAACACGCGCGGAAAATAGATGCCATTTTTGGCAACCATGACACAAATACGACACAAGGAGAAAATCAGGCTGGTTTGAAACTGGCGTAAGTGCCTGTTTCTAAATGGCACGCCCTGTAGGATTCGAACCTACGACCTACGGCTTAGAAGGCCGTTGCTCTATCCAACTGAGCTAAGGGCGCACTGATATGCGTGTACTTCGCGGTGGTGAAACGCGAAGAATTATACGGTCAATGGCAGGTGAGTCAATGCCTTTTCCGTTTTCAGGGCCAATTACCGCTAGCCGATTGTAAATACGGCTATTTTCTCAACATTTCGTCCTGTTTCACCGTAAAATTTAGCGCTGCGAAAAGGCTTAGTTGCATTTAAGTAACGCCTGCTGTTTTCCTGACCGTCAGCTCGTCACACTAGAGTCAGGTATCCCGGCCGCCTGGAGGCTGACAGACAACAGGACAATGGAGTGACAGCGCAAAACCTGATCGATACGCCCCCCCGGTTACAGTACATTTCTCAGGACATCGTCGGCATTAAGCTTGAGCCCATCGTCGCCCTTTCCTCCTTGCGCCAGGTTGGCGTGGAGGTCCTTAGCGTTCTGTCCGACACGCGGGACAGCGAGAACTTTTTTTGCGATCGCTCCGCAGAGTGGTCGATAACGCTGCTTGAAGCGCAGCTTGCCGCGTTAAAAAATACGCCGCACGGTCATAATCTTTTTATTAATCTGCCGATAACCGTCCTGACAGAGCCCGCGTCTTTTCAGCGACTTATCCGGTTGCCAGGCGTGCCGCTCAATATTGAGATTGTCGACCTCGCGTCCTTTTTGGCGCTTTCCCTCGTAGAGAAGCAGCATGTCGTTCAAAATTTGCGGCAACTTTGCAAACAGGGACACGCTATCTGGCTTGATGACGTGGATGACGTCACAGTGCAGTCGTTTTTATCCTGCCGACTCCCGTTAAGCGGCATCAAAATAGATAAGGAAGCATTCTGGCGTTTACGCGACACCCCTGCGCTGAGGCAACTGGTTTCCCTTTGCTTTCAGCTTGCCGGGAAAGTGCTTATTGAAGGTATTGAGACTGAACGCGATCGTACCTGGGCACTGCAGGCAGGCGCAGACCTCGGCCAGGGATATTACTGGCCGTCCTGGACATGGCCGGAGGATTAA